GGCATGCAGGCGCTCTACCACTGCAATCAGTTGATTCTGCTGCTGGAGAACGATCTGGCTCCGAAGTCGGATTCGTTTGCTGCCGGCATGGATCGGTTGGTCGGGTTGTGGAGCGAGGTCCAAGCAGGGAGCCGGGTCAGGTAAGGCCTGGCACGGCATGGCCGGGCATAGCGAGGTAGGGCAGGGAGCGTGGCGATGCCTGGCGTGGCCGGGCATGGCCGGGCATGGCGAGGCAGGGCGAGGCAGGGGTTGTACGGCCCCTAAGTAATCGGGGCTCCAGGGGCGGGTGTGGTGGCTGGTTCAGCGATCGTTCCGCCCCTTATTCTTGGCCGTGAACATCAACCAGGCGGCTCGTTCTATCCATCTCGCCTGGACCTCACGGCGCTTATTCACAGGATAACCGGCCAGGAACCCTCGGTTATTCATCCCGAACAAGCGGTAGAAATCGAGGAGCCGTCTTATTCGCCAGACAGACTGGATCTGCTCAGACGTCAGACCGATCATTCTGTTTCATCTGGTAGAAGGTGGCGACGGCGAAGCGTTGGCGGGAGGGATCGAGGTAGCCGAGGCCGAGCCAGAAGCCACAGTTGCGGGCTTCGAAGTTGCGCTCCAGGGCCCCGGCCAGCTTCCCTTCTAGGTGAAGTTCGCGCAGGGCGACCAAACGCTCTTTGGCCTGATTGTGCTCTTGCTGGAACTCGGGCAGCAGGTTCCAGACGCCGAGTTGTTCGGAGATGTGGACGATCGGCTTCCAGTTCTCGCCACTCAGGTGATCCATGCTCGGCATCCCTCCAGGGCAGCCTCATCGAGTTGGATCTTGCCCGAGTCCTGGAGGTAGATCGGCCATCCCACTGCTCCCGCCAGACCAGCGAAAGAGGCGGTTTTCACCTAGAGGTCCAAAGATGCTTGGGGCAACGCTTTGGGGTGGGCTTTCTTGACCATCGGCTTCCTGGTAGCCCGCTTTTTCAGGAGAATCTCGGCGTTTTCAAAGGCTTCCTGAAAGGTTTTGCCGCGCGCCAACACCCGAGAACCTATGCCACGAGGCGGATCATCCTCTCGGATTCCAACCACCGCCCAGGTCACATACTTGCCAAGGGCCTGGCTGTAGATCTTGTCCCACCGCGCCCAACCTCCCCACACCGCCCAGCGTCGCTTCGCTTCCGACCTGGCTAGTTTTAGTTCTTCTTGTTCAGCGCTTGTCAAGCTGGGCCCCCTGCCTAGGATTGGGCTAGCTTCGCTCGTCTAGTATCATACTCAGTAGTGTAATATAAGACAGAAGAAGAAGATACACCCCCAGGCCCACCTAAAAGCCAGGTTGTTTCCGCTTCGCGTAGGTGTCAAGGGGTCACGGCGAAGATTTGACAATCTCGACGGGTTTTCCGAGAGTCACGACGGCGGCTTTCATGGCCGGATTCTACCCCGAAAATAATCTCCTTGCAACGCCCACGTTGGTGCATTATGGTTGACTCATCCCCCAGCGATAGGGGCGATGGGAACCCGTTCACGCACGGGTTCGACGTGCCGAGACCCCGGAGGTGAGCCGAAAGGACGCGGCCTCCCTAGGCCCCTTCGGGGCTCTCGGTTAAGAACCTTTAAGACCGGCGGGCTTATTAAAGGCCGGCTTGACGACACAACGTAGCGGGTATACGTTGTCATCGGAGGTCCGCATGGCTGGCTACGCGAAGCGCCCCGCTCCGAAGCGTAGACTCCCCGTCGTTGAGCCCCGCTCCGACGCAGGATTCCTCGTCACCCGCGACACCACCACCGTCAAGCCCCCATCAGCGGAAGAACTGCGTCGCATGAAAAAGCGCGAGTACCAGCGCCGGAGGAATGTGATCTGATGCCGCTTAAAAAGGGCTCCAGCAAGCAGACCATCAGCCAGAACATCAAGACCGAGATGGCCCACGGTAAGCCGCAGAAGCAGGCGGTCGCGATCGCCCTCAACACCGCCCGCAAGTCCGGGGCGAAGATCCCTCGTAAGAAGTAATGGCCCGCGCTCAAGCCAGAATCTTCCGCATCAACAACCCCGCCGGATGGGCGTGGTCGTTCGATCGGCTCGACACTCCGGACGCCGGGATCGACAACTTCGCCACCGCCGTCAGCCCCAACGCGGCCCTCGATGCCATCAAGCCACTGATCCAGGTTATGCCCGGCACGCTGTCCAAGATCGACTTCGTCGCGGACACCTTCGAGCCATGATCCTGTTCTACGACGACGACATCGACGTCATCGTCAGAATCGGCCGTCCACCAGAGTTGGCGGCGGCCATGACGCAGAGCAAGGTCGCTCAGTCATGCGTCGGGGAAGGAGGCGATAGCAATGTTCTGGTTGCTGGTCCTCATCAACTTCACGGACCTGGGGAGGCCGAGCACCGTACAGTCGATTCCGGCGGATGAGGTCGTTCATACGACTCCGATGATCGACTGGGATGCCTGGAAGGGTGGTGACCGAAACCCCTACCAGTACAACGACAGACCGTAAACTCCAAAACTGACGGTCCGATCACAGCAGGGCGGGGGCGAGGGTTGTTACGAGGGGGAACCTGAGCCAACGCCCTGACTATTTCCAGGGAAGGAGCGGCGGTGAACTGGCTGATCAGCTTGCGGATACTCTTGCGTATCCGCCGGGTCCCTGACAAAGTCGGTGCGATCAGCCTGCGCGCGGTGCTGATCCCGAAATCCTCCATATCGAAAGGGAGTTCGATAATGGCCATCACCCCGATCACTTGCGACCTGGCCCACGATGTCCTCTACGCCGCCACGCCCACGGCTGGCGGGAATCCGGTCCCGGCTACCTTGGCCTGGGCCTCCAGCGACACCGCCATCCTCGAACTGATCGTCAGCCCCGACACCCTGGGATGCCTTGCGATCACCAAGGCGGTCGGCGTCGCCACCGTCACCGTTTCCAGCGGGTCGGTCTCCGAGTCCCAGGAGGTCACGGTGGTCGCGATCCCGCCGCCCCCGGTGGACGCCATCGGGCTGACCAGCACCATCGTGCCCAAGGCGTGAGGCTCACCATGCCTTGGAGCAAGGCGTAAACCCCCATCGATGGCTCACGTCGAGTACGGCTGTCCGAACTGCGAATCCGTGATGTACCGCAGCCGGACGGCCGTTTCGTCGTTGGACTTCAAGCCGCTCCAGACCATCACCTGCAAGAACTGTCTGGCCCAGGTGCCGTGGTTCGAGATGATCCGTAAGTACCTGAGGACTGAATCGTTGGGGGGTGGCGGGGCGCAGTTTTCAGGCACTCCACCAACTGTGGTGGGATCGGGATCGTTCTACGACGAGACCCACAACACCACCGTCGTCACGATTCCGGCGGTGACCGCCCTAGCCGGGCAGACGATCCTGGTGGCGGCGATGATCTCGGATGATATCGGGGCTACCGGAGCGGTGATGTTGTGGAACGGACTCAATCCGGATGGAGCAGATGAGTCAACCACCGGAACACCCACCGCGGGGGGATCGTATTATGCCGCTATCGACGTGGTGTCGTCGGCAACCAGCGACGTTACGATCACCTGCAATAACCCATTTTCTACCATCAACTCGTGCGCCGCCGTGGCGCTCGTGGTCCCAAACACGAGAGCGCCATCAATGGACGCGGTGGCCGTTCGTAGCTCGTTCGGTAGCGGAACCGGGACCACGTCATCAACCAGCCAGGACGGAACGCCTAGCCGGATTCCAGCTATCGCCATCGCTGCTAATGGCACCCTGGGACCACTGGGCGACGTTGCGGGTTCCTGGACCGACTCTTTCATGGACTTAGTTCGGGTTGGCACGGCCGGGGCGACCGACACCAAGAACAGCACGATGTCGGTTGGATTCAAGTTCCTGACTAGTCAGATTCCGGTAAACGTCGGCAAGGCGGGGTTTACCAATCGTCAATGGTGCGTGATCCAGCGCCCACTGAAGCTGGTGGGATGAGCCATATCGAGTACCTGTGCGCCAAGTGCAAGAGCGTCCTGAACCGCGGCCTCAGCCTCTACTCCGACAAGAGCTTTCATCCGCTCCAGAAGATCCGCTGCCGTCGCTGCGGCTACACCATGAAGTGGTACGAGATGATCGAGCGCAAGACCCGGGTCAAGCTGGAGGGCGGGCCGCTGGTGATTCCAAGCCTCCAACAGACCCTGTTTGCTACGGGTGGCAGAGAGATCCTGATCGCCGATGACTTCGGCGGCGACTCGCTGATCGAGAACTTCGATGTCAATACCGCCGCCGGAACCCACGATGGCAGCGATGTCACCCAAGACTCGGCGCACTGGCTAGATGGCTTCCTGACTGCCTCCAGCGGTCACGTCGAAGTCATTTATGCAATGGACCCGGTGACATTCACTGGCGCAATCGACTTCGTCCGCTGGCATCTCCGCGCCTGGTTCGAGGAGTTGAGCGGCACGGCCCATATTCGGCAGATCAGCGGGGTCTGGGTGGTGGCAGGTTTTGGAGCGACCAATACGGTAGCGACCAGGAACATGACCGGCATCAACAGTCCGACCGGCATCGACCTCGACGTGACCGTGAACCCCAACACCGGCCAGCCGTGGACTGCGGCGCAACTCAACACCCGGAGCTTTGGGATGCAGTTGGATCACTTTACGCTGGACCCGGCCGGGACCGGAACCGAGACCTTCATGCGGTGCAGCGAGTTCTGGATCGAAATCTGGGGGCACTGATGAGCGATCTGACCATGGACCGAGATGTCATGCTGGACCGAATGGAAAAGGCCAGGTCCAAACGCTTACCCGATAGGTCTATGCCGAAACCCGAACCAGAGAAGAAGCGCTTCACCGCCGATGAGATCGAACAGTTCCTGCACGAAATCGCCGCCGATCCCAGCTCGGGAGCCGATCGGTTCCGCGCCATCAAGATGCTCCGCGGCCAGGGCGAGGCCGAAGGGGACGCTCTATTGGCTGACGAGGACGTGCAGAACTTCCTGACCATCGAGATGAAGGCGCTCGGCTCGGTCCGGGTGCAGGCGGCCTACAAGAAGGCTTTTCCGAGCCAGAAGGCCCCGGAGTTCTCTGAGCCCAGGATCGACGAATCCATGCTCTCCAAGGAGGCGATGGAGCGGGTTCGCCGTTGCCTCAACCTGAGGCTGCTATACAAGATTTACCCACAGACCAAGCGCAGTGGGTTTCCACCCGGGTATCCGGTTGGCCGTGGGGTAGAAGTCATCAAGGAGTGGGCGCAGCGCATGGCCATGAAGATTGAGGTGGACCGCGAGATGGCCGTCATCGGACCAAGGAAGGTCAATGGGAACCCAGGGCTGGAGATCCAGCCAGACGCTCCACGGTGATCCCAAGGCCAGACGGGCTCTAATCCGCCACGTCTGCCTCAAGGACTTCTGGGCGTTCTTCTGCTACGGCTTCGGGGCCTACGTGAACCCCAAGGGCGAGCGCTGGATCGACCCCGAGGTCCACGAGCCGATGGCGCGCTGGTTTCAGAAGCACGTCGATGATTGGTTCCAGAAGCGCGAGAAGGGCCGGGGCGAGCAGAAGCATCTCGCCATTCTGGTCCATCGCGAGGTCGGCAAGACCACCATGTTCACCCTGGCCGGGCAGGCATGGCTCCATCTTCGTGACCCGGAGATCAGCACCTACATAGGCTCAGAATCACTGAAGCAGTCCCAGGACATGCTGGCCGCGATCAAGGCCGTGCTCGATGGCTCGGACCCCTACGCTCTGTTCCCCAAGCTCTACGGCAACTGGTCCAGTCAGGCGAGAACCTGGACCGGGGTTCAGGTGGTCCATGCTGCGAGGAAGAACACCGCGCGCCGCGACCCCAGCATCGGCACTTTCGCGGTCGAGACCAGCATCGTCGGTGCCCATCCGGACGCCATCTTCTATGACGATCCGATCAGCTATCCCAGACTCAGAAGCGACACCAACTGGCTCAATGCGGTCAATGTTCAGGTCGACTCCCTGATTCCGGTCATCCAGTCGGACGGACTGGTCGTCTGGATCGGCACCCGCTACGACGACATGGATCACTTCGGCCGGGCGTTCCGCGAGCAGGGGGTGGCGACCCTGGAGGGCATGGAGACCGACTCCATCACCCCGACCGTGGATGGCATGTGGCACGCCTACTTCATGGCCGGACGAAAGCGGGAGACTAACCAGGAACACCCCAAGGGCATCCCCAGCACCCCCAAGGTCTGGTCCGAGCGCCGCATGGCGAGCTACGAAAAGACCAACCCGATTGAGTACGCCTCCCAGGTCATGAACGATCCGACCAGCTCCGGCCACAATCCGCTGACCATCGAACAGACCAGGCAGAGGCTCGTCAAGGCTAGCGACGTGCCCTGGAGCAGTCTCCGCTACGCCATCTGCTGCGATACCGCCTTCTCAGACGGCCACCGCATCGTGGGCAAGGACGAGACGGTGATGATCGTCCACGGCTACCCCCGAAACGGCTCCGGGGACGTCTACGTCATCGAGGGCTACGGAAGCTCAACCTGGAGGGCGGAGGACTTCGCCAACCAGTTGATCGCCCTGGTCCAGCGCTACCGCAGGATGGGAAGGCATGTGTTCGCAATCACCGACGAGGTCACCCACGCCGGCAAGAAGGAGGCATGGAACATGGCCCTGGTCAGCCGGTTCAACGACGCCGGCATCCCGATGCCCAGAGGCAAACTGATGGAGTTCCGCCGCGGCGGAAGTCAGGGTCGGAAGGGGGGCAACGACGGGAGACTGGTCACCGCCGCCAGCTTCTGGGTGGACAACCACGTCTGGTGCGTCGAGGGAGCCCCCGGGATCGACCGGTTGATGAGCCAGATGGCCCAGATCGGCCAGTACCTAATCAACGACAAGATCAAGATTGACTGGGCCGATGCGCACGCCGATGCGTTCCAGCCCGATCTTTACCAGCCCATGCTCCGACACGAACGCAAGGGCGGTCTGCTGTCCGGAGCAAGGATCATCGAGGAGGACGGCGTGGACGGGCGGATGTGGATGGACGACGAATACAGCCAGTGGCGAGACGAGAATCCGAGACCTCCGGAGGGCCGGTGATCGCTAAGCAGCGCTTCAACTGTCGGCTCTGTGATGGGACATTTCGCCCGGTGCTATCACTCGGCGACCAATACCTGGTCCGCTTCCCCGACAAGATCGACGAATCATTGCCCAAGGCCCCACTCAGCCTGGTCCAGTGCGAGTCCTGCCATCTGCTCCAGCTAGAGCACACCACCAACCCCGACCTGCTGTTCCGGGAGTTCTACTACCGGAGCGGGATCAATCAGACCATGCGGGACGCGCTCCAGGACGTGGTGGACGACGCCTCGCACTATGTCCGCAAGGGGGTCTGGCTCGACATCGGGGCCAACGACGGGTACCTACTTTCCTGTCTGCCCGATGGTTGGATCAAGATCGCCTGTGAACCGGCGCAGAACTTCCGGCCCAACCTGGAGGAGCACGCCGACCATGTCATCTCGGACTACTTCTCGGCGGACCACGACTGTCTCTGGGACAAAACCCGGGGCCGCTGCGACGTCGTTACCTCGGTGGCCTGCTTCTACGACGTGGACGATCCCAACGAGTTCGTGGCCGACGTGGCCGAAGTCATGGCCCCGGGCGGGGTCTGGATCAACCAACTCAACGACTCCCCGACCATGCTCAAGCGCAATGCCTTCGATTCCGTGTGCCACGAGCATCTGGTCTACTACGATATCCACAACCTGGCCCAGCTTTACGCCAAGCACGGCCTGGTCATCACCAAGATCAGCTTCAACGAGGTCAACGGCGGCTCGGTCCGCATCTTCGCCCATAAAGAGGTCTCGGGCCTCCAGCCGATGAATCTGCTGGGGGTCCCCAGGGTGAGCCCGGAGGCGGCCGGCGCCTTCGCCAGTCGCGTCAAGCGCTGGAAGCAGGAGATGGGCAACTACCTGAACAGCCTCAAGACTGGAGTCTGGGGCTACGGGGCCAGTACCAAGGGCGCGGTATTGCTCCAGTATCTCGATTGCGACGACCGGATCGTTGCGATCGCCGACCGGAACCCGACCAAGCACGGCAAGATGATGGTCGGCAGCTGGGCTCCGATCGTCGGCGAGGCCGAGATGAGGGTGGCGACTCCGCCCCACGTCCTGGTGCTGCCGTGGGCGTTCAAGGATGAGTTCACCGAGCGCGAAGCGGAGACCAGGGCCGCTGGTTCGGTGTTCATCTACCCGCTACCCCAGATCGAGATTCAGCTATGAGGTGGCAGGGGGCCTTCTTTGACGGCCGGGTCAAGATGGTCAAGCCGGGAGAGGATCTGCCCGAGCACATCTCGGCCCCACGCAAAGGCCACCGCCCGTCCTACCCCAACGGCTTCATCTCGTCCTGGGCGGCCGATCTTTTCCCCGAGGGGTACAAAGGTCATGCGATTGACGTCGGGGCCAGCGACGGCATCTCGATCTCCTCGACCTACGTGCTGGAGAAGTGGGCTGGATGGCATGTGCTTTGTGTCGAGGCCAACCCGTTCTTCAAGCCGTTTCTGAAGCAGAGCCGCATGTTTGTGGAGATGTGCGCCTGCGGCGCTGAGCCGATGGACGAAGCCACGTTTTACGTCAATGAGGTGCGTCCCGAAGCCTGGTCAGCGCTTCAGATCACGCCGGGATTTCGGGAGCGGGCCAAGGTGCTCAAGACCAAGGGCGAAGGAGTCGAGTGGTCCTCCCACAAGGTAAGAGTCGATACGGTGGATCGGCTCCTGACCAAGTGGGGGTTCCCCAAGCTCGACGTGCTGTTCGTGGACGTCGAGGGTCATGAGACGGCGGTGCTTCAGGGTGCGGCACTCGACAAGTGGAAGCCCAAGGCAATGGTGGTCGAGAACTGGAAGGCCGGATTCACCGACGACTACCTCAAGGGTTTCGGCTACAAGCGGGTGGCCCGATCGGTGGACAACGATTTCTATGTCAGAAACGACTAGCCAGCACGGAGAAGAACGCCTGGTCCGGGCGTATTTTCCACCCGGGTTCAAGGGTCACGCCTGTGACATCTACGTAAAGGAGACCGCATGAGCGAGATTGTGTTCACGTTTCCGGGCAAGGCGGGAGACGCGCTCCATCAGTGGCCAGTTGCTTACCACTGGGCCAAGCAAGCCGGCCAGAAGTTCACCTGCTGGATGGACGAGCGGTCGTGCAAGATCGTGGCCCCGCTGTTCGCGGCGCAGCCCTGCGTGGAGAAGATCGAGTTCAAGCCCGGGGTGGAGACCTATAGCTGTGGTGGTCAGCCCTTCCACTTCGACCTCGACACCAAGGAGTTCATCGGCAGGACGGTCTACCACCTGGGCTTGAGGAGCTTCCCCCAGCGCCAGCTAACCCTCCACTGCCTGGCCGACTCCGGGGTGCCGGTCAAGGTGGAGCCCAGCGTCCTGGCGGACGAGCCCAGCCTGGTCGTCAATCCGCAGGAGAAGCGGAACCGGGTCATTTTGCATGGGCAGGCGGTATGCCCTCACACCCGGGCGACGCCGGGATTCTGGAAGTTCCTCTACTCCATCCGGAAAGACCTGGAGGAGCGCTTCGAGGAGATCGTGTTCGTGGGCAGCGAGCGGGATCGCGAGGTGGCCACCCGGACCTATCCCCAGTGGCAGACCTTCGATGACAAGGGCGACTTCTCGGTCCTGGCCGACTACATGGCGGCCTCTGAGCTGGTGATCGGGGTTGGCTCCTCGGTGGTGGTGCTGGCCAGCCTGCTCAAGGTGCCCAGCATCCGGGTCCACGACCCGATCTCAGACGCCCCCAAGGCGATCTGGGAGAACCTTCAGCGGGTCCATATGAACGACACCGAGAACGAGCTTCGCAAGCTCTGGCCAGCGTGGCGGGACGAGCATTTTCCGGTCAAGGTAGCTGTGTGAGTGGCGGTCAGCCAACGCTGGGGAGCCTCGTGGATCACCTGATCGTGGTCAGCATGAAGCTCTGGGCGGTCCAGGATAAGGTCAATCTGGCGGCCCGAACGGACCGGGGGATTGATCCAGTCACCACTCGACAGCTATTCGACCTGAACTTGGACAGAAATCAGACCATGACCGAGATCGACCAGCTTCTGGCCGAGTCGGTCAAAACGGGCACCGCCAAGGTGGACCCGAGGATCAAGTTGACTGGCGACTAAAACCGCCTTAGCGTAAGACGTTGATGAAGTTGGGGACAGGGAGGTCCCGGTGGCGCAAGGTAAGTACCCTTCGGGCGAGATACCGCTAGAGCGCCAGGCCGTTTCCGCGGCGCGCATCATCGAACTGGTTGACAGTCGCCGGCAAGATAGTATCCGGTACAACGCCGGTCTGTTCAACAAGTTGAAGTCCTACTACGACACCTATCGGGGTCTGTGGTCGGGCAAGATCAACCAGTTCAGGAACCAACTTTCGATCCCCTTCACCTTCGCGATGATCCAGTCGGACGTCGCTCGCAAGGTTCAGACCAGCTTCGGGGCCTGGCCGATTGTCAGCTTCGAGGGCTACGCCCCCGAGGATGTGGCCAGGGCCAAGAAGAACGAAGTCCTGATCTCGGCCCAGATGAAGGACTGCGACTCGATTGTTCGCGCCGTGGACTTCTTCCTCCAAGCCGACATCTGCGGCACCGGAATCGCCCGCTTCGGCTGGAAGAACATCTCCCGCAAGAACAAGTACCGGAAGATGGAGCAGATTGCTCCCGGCCTGAGCGTCCCGGTGGTCTACGAGGAGCAGGCCGAAATCTTCAACGGTCCGGTCTGGGAGGCGGTCGATCGGCTCGACTTCTGGCAGCAGCCCGGAATCAAGCGCATCGACGACATGGCCTGGGTGATCCATCGCTATTGGGCGGACCTCGATGATCTGGAGGAAGACGCCAACAGCGACAACCCCTACTTCGATCCCCGTGCCGTCCGGGCCCTGAAAGAGACCCCGCTGACCGGAGCTGGATACCGCGAGTTCATCGAGCGGCGGACCGCGTTCCGCAACGAGTTCGACTACATCGCCCGCCAGAACGAGCGCTTCGCCAAGCCGATCGAGATTTGGGAGATGCACGGTCTGGTGCCGTCCGAGTTCTCCACCGATGGGGTCCGGAGTCGATGCATCGCGATCGGCAACGGCCGGGTGGTACTGAAGAACCGCGAAGGGGCGATGGCCAACCAGCAGAAGCCCTTCCTGGCCTACGCCCCGATGCCCGACCCCTACAGCTTCGATGGGATCGGTAAGGCCGAGATCGCCTACGGCCCGCAGCGCACCATCGACCGCATCGGCAACCAGAAGCTGGACGCCGTCGATCTCCTGATCGATCCGATGTACGTCGCCTCCGACTCCGCTCTCAACAATCAATCCCAGAACCTGTTTACCCGAGCAGGGCGGGTGATCCTGGTCAGCGGCCCAGCCGACGAGTCCAATATCCGAGCGCTCCAGCCCAACATGCAGGGCGTTCAGTTGGCCTACTCGGAGATGGCCCAGCTTCACCAGTTCATGCAGGTGGGGATGGGGTTGAACGACATCATCATGGGGATGCAGACCGGCGAGCGTGAAACCGCTCGGGGAACCCTGGCCCGCCAGGAAAATGCTCTGACTCGGCTGGGCATGGAGACCGCTCTGGCCGAGCAGGGATTCATCGAGCCCCTGGCCAACGCCTTCCGTCGCATGGACCAGCTTTGGCTGCCGCTACCCCAGGAACTGAAGATCCTGGGCAGCATGGCCTTCATCAACCCGATCACTGGACTCCCCTATCCGCAGGATTCGGTGCAGATCGACCACGACGATCTGGCCCCCGACTACCGGGCCCGGGCGGTGGGGGCCAGCCAGATGATGGGCAAGTCGGTCAAGCAGCAGAACTTCCTGGCCCTGTTCCAGTTCCTGAACAGCAACCCGGTCTTGATGCGGATGGTCAACTGGGCCAGCTTCGCCCGCCAGGCGTTCGAGTTGTTCGACTTCAAGAACGTGGACGAGCTTCTGGTCCAGACCGTACCGATGATCAACCAGTTGGCCCAGGACACCGGACAGAGCCCGATGGCAGTTGCTGGCATGGCGAGCCAGGACCTGCCGCAACTGAGCCCAGAGATTCTGGGCCAGATGTTCCAGAGCCAGGGACCGGGCAGTCTGCCGGCGCTGTCCGCGGCATGAGAAGCCCGGCGCATTACCGCAGCACCAGGCGATCCAGCTTCCGCCGCTGGCTGGCCGAGCCGTTGGGATGTTTGGTCTGTGGGGCGGAGGCGGTCTATGTTTTTCCCTGCAAGTTCACTCGAAAGGGAGGCGAGACTATTCTTCCTTGTCACCGTTGTGGAGCGCGGACCCTGGAGACGGTGTGCTGACTCCAGAGCAAGCGCAGCAGGTTCAGATCGTGCTGTCACTCGGAGGATGGCGAGAGGTCATGAAGCCCGCCTTGCTGACGAGGCGGGACAACGCGAATCGGGCTCTGGTGATGACGCCTACCGAACGTATGGCCAAGCTCAAGGGCTCGGGTTTCGACCTGGCCGATGAGGACCTGAGGGCCACGATTCGCGACTGTGAGTGGCTGGTCACGATCTGGGACGTCGAGATTCAGGCGTACCAGCACAATCAGCAGCGCGACGAACTCGACGCTGCCAATCGACCTCCGGCGAACCCGTGAGGAAGGAGACTCAAGGATGAGCGAACCGACGAACATTCCTGATCCGGCACCCGACCTGGCGGGATATCCCAGCACCGACGCTTTGGTGCATGGCTACCGTCAGTCTGGAGCCGAGGCCCAGCGCCAGAAGGCGAGGGCGGACGCTGCCGAGCAGCAGTTGGCCATGCTCTCTGCGAACCAGAAGCAGGCCCCTCAGGGCAATCCGTATGATCCGGCCAGCGAGCTGGAGACGCTGGGCATCCCGCTCCGCGCCCTCGATGCCTACGTCGAGAGCAAGGTGCAGGGCAGGATCGCTGAGGCGTTCCAGCCGATTGCGGCCGGATTCACAGCCCGGGGCAAGGTGGCGGCCGAACACCCCGACTACCTGAAGTACGAGCAGGACGTCGCTTCGTTCATCAACTCTGACCCACAGACCGCGCAGGCGTACAACAAGATGTTCAGCGCCGATCCGGTGGGAGCGATGGAATATGCCTACCTCAAGTTCGGTGATTCTCGCCGACGGGCCAGACCCTCCCCGAACGGGAGCCCGGAGCAGGCCGTCCATGCCAGCATCCCGAGCGCGAGGCACGGCGATAGCCGTCGCGCCCCGGATCATGAAGATTCCGTTCGTGCAGCCTACGAGCGGTATCAGCAGACGGGCAGTCCCCGTGACGCTGTGGTGTACGCCAAGGCGCGGTTGAGAAACGTCGTCACGGATGAGTTCCTGAACCAGTAATCAGGACTCGGAGGCCATAAGGATATGGCTGGCTCAACCACCTATGACGTCGGCTTTTGGCCCTCAGCCACTGCGCCGACTCACGAGGACCTGGTCGATATCGTGACCATCCTCGATTCGTTCCAGACGCCGTTCTTCTCCTCGGCTCCGAAGAATCGAGCCCGGGACGTCATCCACTCGTGGACCGTCGATACCCTGGCGGCTACTGCGACAGCGGGTGACACGGAGACCACGGCCTTCGTTGCCGACACTCTCACCGCCCCGACCCGTCTGTTCAACGTCACCCAGATTTTCCGGCGTGACGTCGAGGTGTCGGACCGCGAGCGGGCATCGAATGTCGCCGGTATCCGCGATATGTACGAGCATCAGATCATGAAGGAGTTCAAGGTCCTGGCCCGGAACGTCGAGGCTCGCATCTTCGCGAGCACGCTGGCGTCTACTGGCACGGCCTCGGGCGACAACACGACTGCGTCTCGTATGTCCGGTATCCGTGGCTTCGCCATCATCACGGCAAGCTCGGCCTCCGGCGGTGTCACCACCGCGGACATCGTCACCCTCTCGGAGGCGTTGTTCAATGCCGGTGCCGAACCGGACAGCATCTGGTTCGCGCCGGCCTCGAAGCGCCAGTTCGTCAATGCCACCGTCTCCAGCGGTTCGGGCAACGTGCGGAACATCGCGGCGACCGACCAGAAGCTGGTGGCGAACATCGACGTGTTCGAGACGCCGTTCAACCAGCTCTACGCCGTCATCACCGATCGGTTCATCCCGATCAGCACCAACTCGGCGTCGGGTGCTTACTTCATCGGTGACCGCTCGATGGCCAAGGTCAGCTTCTTCCGGCCGCCGCAGCACAAGCCGATGGGCAAGGTCGCGGATAGCACCCGCGGCCTGGTTCTGATGGAACTCACGCTCCAGCTCGACCATCCGTCGTCTTGGGCGGCCATGACCGGAGTGACCAACGCTTAGTACCCCGTCGCGGAGGGGGCTGGGGGCTCGTCCCTGGCCCCTGAAGCGATGGAAGGAGGACAAAGTGGCGCAAGGACCCGACGTCATCGGCGCGGTCGAAAACGCCAGTGATCCCACCGCGTCCGGTCTCGACTGGACCGATCCTGAGACGTGGAGTCATCCGACCGATACGAGCAACCAGCCGCTGCGGACGGGTGGCGGGCCGGACGCCACCGCTCCGGTCGGTGGCCAGGCCGTAGTGAAGGTCAGATGGAACACGAACAAGAACGACGAGAAGGAGGACTGATATGGCTGGCGGCCAGAGCCACGCGCTGATCATCGTCAGCAAGGCCAAGGGCTGGGACCCGACCGTGATTCCGGCCCGCGGCAATAAGCCGGCCCAGAGCATCGCCAACTTCGACAAGGATCAGGCGCTCGATCCGATGACTCACAAGACGACGGGGACTCTGCCTCAGGGCACTCCGCTGAACTTCTCCGAGGATCACGCCGACCCGGGCAAGACCGCTGCGCCGTGGGAGCATCCGGCCCACAGCGACGGCAACACTCCGGCGCGGCGCACCAGCGGTGCTGATCCAACGCCCGGGATGCCGGGAGCCTAAGGAGGCGCCATGCCCAACGATCAGATCGTCTGGACCAAGAGCGGCAGCGGGACGCACGGAAATACCGACCAGCGGGCGCAGGTGCCGGAATACGGCACGCCCCAGCCGGTGCTGGATACTGACACCAACACCATGACTTCGTTCGGAGTGCAGTTCCCCGAGAAGCGTGGGACCCACCCGTTTGATCAGGGAACGGCCGACTTCATGCCTGAGGGCGGCACCATTCCCGGGGATTCTTCGGACGTGTCGGACCAGGGCGCATGAGCAGTTTCTTCATAGCAAAGAACGAAAGCATCGCAGACGTCCTGATGGACCCGGACCTGCTGATGGCGGTGGCTCCGGAGTATTACGGTCCGAGGTTCGACGCCATCAAGGAGCTTCGGGACGAGGACGACGGCACGCTGCACAAGGGGATGGGGTTCCGGCGGGTGGCCAGCTTCGTCAACGTGCCGCTGGCCAACGCCATCTCCACCGTGTTGGACCCGGAGTTCATGAAGGACAAGCGCAAGTTCTACGCTTGGTTGCGGAGAAACAAAGAATACTGCACTTATCAGATCAAGAGCCTCGAAACGATGGCAGCAATCAACCAGCGAGACTTTGGTCATCTGGGAAAGGAGACTGACGATGGCGGGCTACGCGTCGAGACCAGCACCCAAGACCCGTGAGAAGAAGTTCGGCCAGGGAGCCTACGGATTTACCGAGTCGGACAGCGCCTATTCTCCGGGCAAGCACAGCACCGGGGGGCCGAGCACTGCCCCGATCGACTGGCTGTCAACGATGGTTAAGAAGGTGGGCAGAAAGATCAAGCCCTTCATCGACAAGCACTACAAATGAGCCAGAAGAACCCGATCCGGGTCTATACCTCGGTTCCGCAACGTCACACGGCATCGTTCTACTACCGGCTTCAGGTTCCCCTGCGAGCGGCGCAGGCGCTTCAGTTGCCGGTCAAGGCGGTGGTTGACACCGACTCGGCCTCGGTCTCGAACGAGGATCGGGTCCGCATCTTCTCCGAGTCCGACATCATCCTGCTCTATCAGCCGGTGGGGGAGTCGGCCAACCACAACGTTCGGGGGCTCCAGGGATTCCTGCCTAGCAAGCGGGAGGAAGGCTGGAAGTGGGCTCCATCGGTGGTGATCGAGACCGACGACAACCTGTTCAACGTCTCGCCGCTGAACCACGCCTTCAAAGGCCTGGGATTCCGCGACATGAATGGCACCGAGATTCCGCTTGGGCACCATGTCGGCGTGATGCGGGACGGCGAGCGCAAGGTATTGTGGAAGGACGGCGAGGGCGGTTTCTCGCTGGCTAAGAACCGTCAGGCAATCGCTGCCTATCGGGCGATCTGTGAGATGGCGGATGCGATTCAGTGCTCGACCCCAGACGTCGAGCAGGCAGTTAGGCGAGAGGTCACGCCGCGTCGGTCGCGGGTGTTTCCCAACTCCGTGCTGATGTCGGACTACGAGCAGGTGGACATCCGCACCGACCCCGACCAGGTCAAGATTCTCTGGCAGGGCGGAAACGCCCATTACGAGGACTGGTATCCGCTGCGCGAGGCGCTGGGCAACATCACCAAGAAATATCCCCAGGTCCACTGGGTGATCTGGGGGGCCAGTTTCCCCTGGGTCAACGAACTGATCCCGGCGCATCGGATGACGCTTCAGCCGTGGTGTAACTATCCGGAATACAAGCTCCGGCTGGCGATGGTGGGCCATGACATCAACCTGGCTCCGCTGACCGATAACGTGTTCAACACCTGCCGCTCGGCGATCAAGTGGTACGAATCCTCGGTGCTGAAAAAGCCGATTCCAACCCTAGCCCAGAACACCGCGGCCTATGGCCGGGAGATGGTGGAGGGCGAGACCGGGCTGCTGTTCAATGACGCCAAGGAGTTTGAGTCTCAGTTGGGCCGGCTGATCGAGGACGCCACGCTGAGAAAGACCCTGGGCGAGAACGCCAAGGACTGGGTCCATGAGAACCGCGATGCGATGAAGCTGGTTCCCGAGATCGTGTCGTTCTGGGAGGAGATGCGGGAGGAGCGGAAGATCGAGCAGCCGCACGTCTCCGACGATGAGTGGCGGGAGATCGTGTTGCAGGCCGAAGCCGAGGAGATGCAGGAGCAGCCCATCGTTCCCGTGGGGTAAGTCATGGCGCTGAGCTTTGCCAGCACCAAGCCGTGGGTGACCGCAATCGGAGAGATCGCCGATACGGTCGGTGCCTCCGCTCAGGGGGCGATGACCGACCGCGCCCACAAGTCCCTGGTCGCAGCCTTCCAGTACTTCAACGGCCACAAGTGGGAGTTCCTGACCACCGAGGCGACGCCGATCGCCGTGCAGGGACCCTTTGCGGTCTCGATCACCGCCTCCTCGGGCCAGGTCACGGCAACTACGCTGGCGGGTCACGGGGTCAGAATCGATGATCTCCTGATCGGCAACGGCTTCACCGTCAATACCCGGGTCACGGCGACCGGATCGACTTCAATCGCCTTCAACGTCGCGGTCTCAACGGCGGCCGGAGCCCAGAGCTACGACGTCTCCGCCCAGCGGGCGTTCTACGACCTCCCCGCTGACTTCAAGGTCGAGTATTCGGCCGAGCTGCTGAACAGCGGCTTCACCCTCCAATCGCTACGCCGGAGGATGCGGGTCCGGGGCGGGATACCGACCACGCAGGCCGGGCAGCCGGTCCGTTACGACATCTTCTCGGTCGGCCAGAAGGGCAAGATCCGGCTGATTCCCGAGCCGGGAGCCAACGATACGCTCCAGCTTGGCTACTACCGTCGCATGGCGGTGGGCTCGGCCTCCGGTGATAGCACGACGCTCGATGTCCCGGCCGACTACGAGCTGTACGTCATCGCCTGGGCCAAGTGGCACTTCCTGATGGACAAGAGCGAGGGGCGTTCGGAACAGGGCAATACCTGGATGGCGCTGGCCAAGGAGGGCCTGGTGACGATGGAGTCCGATCAGACCAACCATCCTGACGAGGGGCTGGCCTTCACGCCGGGTCACTACACCGGCGATCCGACCTCGCCCAACGACGTGCGCCCGTACCTCAATGAGCCGTAGCCGTGGCCCGTCACGAGGAGCGCCTTAACGGCGGCCTGGTCACCAACGTTGATCCGGCATTCCTGGAGCCTGGCCAGCTCACCCTCACCAAGAACGCGGTCTACAAGTCGGGCAGCCAGTCGCTGCACCGCGCCAAGGGCCGCAACGTCTTTGGCACCGTCACCGCGACCGGGCACGACGTCGATGGGCTGAGGGACGCCCATTTCGACAACGGCGACCACTACCTGATCTCCCACTCCTCGGCGTTCTACTCCACCGCCACGGTGGGGGACACCGGCACCTTTGGAGTCGCGGCTTCTGGGTTGGGGGACGGCACCCAACTCGACGTCGTTCACTACCGGAACCGCTTCTATCTGTTCAACGGCGTTCAGACCGACATCACTGCGGCGTCGTCCAACCGTGCGTTTTATCTCAGCGCCACGGCGGCCGGCACGCCTCCGACCACCAGACTGCACGGTCTGCTGCCGGTGATCGCGGCTCCCGCGACCAGCACCACGGCCGTGACCTTCTCCCAGACCGTGACCGGCTATTACGAATATTGGACCACCGAGGTGGCCAAGATCACCCAGGACGGATCTGAGTTCGTGATCGAGTCCACCTTCGATTCCAACACCGGCCCGACCACGGTGTTCGTCAGCAGCACCGGCATGTCCCCGATCCTGGAGATGCCGGCTCTCCGCAACCCCAGCGCCACCCACTGGCGCATCTACCGGAGCCCGAAGAAGGAGAAGGAGTCGGACAAGAAGTTCCCCTCCGGGTTCATGATCTCCGAGGTCGCGGCTTCGGGGGCCAGCGCCACCGCGTTTGTGACCGACACCTCGGTGACCGCATCGGCCACGTCATTTCCCGCCAGCGTGGATACCACGGCGGGGTTCTTCGGCTTCGCCAGCGCCTCCAGCATCACCTCGGACAATGGGGTTTATGCCTCGGGGACGGTGCCGTCCATTCTGGCCCCGGTGGCCCAGGGAGCCTTTGGCTTCAACCTGGGCGGGTTCACCGGCACAGTGAAGGGTATCTCGGTCGAAGTGCAGGGCTACGTCTCGGCTGGCACGGGTCCGGTGCCAGTCCAGGTCACGATCGGTAAGCGCGATTCAACCAACGCCAAGTTCGTGACTCAGCTTCTGGTACCGCGCACCGCCTCCAAGTCTGGCACCATCACCAGCACCAGCTCGGCCTCACCGACCACGTTCACCGTGGGCAGCGCTACCGATCGCTGGTTTCCGAGCAATCTTCCCGGACTGGTGGCCGGAGACTTTGACGGCACCTTCATGGTGGTGCTGACGATCAGCAAGCCATCGGTCTCAGTCGGTATCGACTACGTCAAGACCACGGTCTACTACGCCGCCACGGTGGACTCGGTGGTGCCCTTCCCGACCGTGGTTTACACCTTCGGCGACCAGACCATCCAGGTCGGCAAGAACGGCCCGCCGCCCAGCGCCGATACCGCAGACGTGTTCGAGGACTGCCTGGTCTGCAACGACGTGGCGTTCCCGAGCCTGCTCAAGTGGAGCTATCCCGGTGACCCGGAGGCCTTCCCAGCCACCTACTTTCTCGACTTCGAGACTCGGGATAACGACCGCATCCGCAACATCAAGGTGGTCAACAATGTCCTGGTGGTGGGGCTCGACAACTCGATCTGGCGGGTCAAGTACCTGCCCAGCGAGCGCGACGCCAGCTTCGACCGAGGCAAGGCGATGGAGGCGATCTCGCGCACCTTCGGGATCGTCAATCCGATGTGCTCCTGTGTCTACACCCCGGATGGATCGGCCACCGAACGGCTGGCCTTTGTCTCCAACAAGGGCATCCATTCGACGGATGGCTTCGACTTCTATGACTTGACGGCACTCGACTGGCGGCAGGTGATCTCGACCACCAGCACCAGCACCCCGATCGCGCTGGTCAACGATCCGGAGGAATCAGAACTCCTGTTCTACTACCGCAACGACAGCAACGGCAACGAGACCTATCTGTGTCTGCACCTGAACTACGGCGGAGACCACCTGGTCCGCGACCCGGCCTCGGGGGCGGTGATGTGCAAGGTCTCGGGGCCGGTCCACATGAGAAACTTCACCACGCCAAACTTTGCCAATCTGAAGTCGGCCTGGGTCGTCCCGCGCTCCTCCGGTGCTCATGGTGTATATCTGGGATACGGCGGAACGGGGGCCGCTACCGCGGCAGGATCGGGCAAGGTCTACTTCGAGACCGGGAGCACGATACCCGCGGAGGACCCGGCTTACTCGTGGCGCACGCGACGCATGTATCTGGCGGGATTCGCCAACGAGTGGAAGCTGGACGAGGTCTACAACTACCTCGCTACCAGCGTCGGGGCTCAAGCCCTGCAATACACCCTGCTTAACACGCTGACCAATAACGCCTCAGGAGAGCAGTCGGTGAGCCAGCCGGTTTACTCTCTCAACGGCCAGGTGTTCCACTTCCTGCCCTCCAACACCGGACAGGCCGAGGGGCTGAGAATCCAGATGTCGGTGACCGCCGGACACGACGACATCGCCGACGAGTTGATGGTGCTGGAAGGCCAGGGTTTTGGTATGCAGGATTCCAAGAAGTAGGGGGCGGTACGAGAGACTACACCGGTTCTCCGTTTGCCCGGCTCGACCCCGAGATCAGGGCCGCGCTTAGCCCGATCGATTACTTCCTTCGGGATTTGAGCCGTGGGATGGCCCGCATCCAGAACGGCGAGACTCCGGACGGATCGGGTGATCCAATCCCCGGCTCGGTGGATATCCCGAACGATGTTGGTGCGGTCCTGTTCGTCGGCCCCGGCCCGGTGCTCGATACCGACGGAAGCGCATTCTTCTATGACGACACCAACAATCGTCTCGGTCTTGGAACCAGTGCTCCTCTGGCGGTCCTGCACATAGCTCAGGCTGGCACGACTGGCATGGTTGCGGATTCCACCAAGCAGCTTGGGTCAGGGGCCAACGTCTGGGGCGTCCAGCTTTCCGGGTCTCCGGGAGGTACTGGGCACGGGAATACGGCGACCAACGACGGGGCCGCCTCGGTCGTGGTCATCAATAATGTCGTCCCGAATGACTACGACTTGCAGCTGAGATTCGATGTCCAAACCCTCCCGGCCTCCACCCGCTACTGGACGGTCCGACTCATTGCCTGTCAGAGCAAAGAGTTCTCGGTAGGGAGCCTGGTTCCTGACGGGGCGCTGCTTACTGTCCGACTCACCAACCACTCCGGGACCACGGCCTATGCTGGTCCGGTTCTGAATCTGGACACCGTGGTGGTCAACGCGACGGGGACCCCCTATATCGCGCTTGATTTCCTGATCGACACCCAGGGCGCAGCGTCCGGGAGCCTGCCTGAGGCCGATCTCCTGGAACTTGCCTTCGATCCCAACCCAGTGCTGGGCTACGACATCACCTTCCGGATCACTCAGATTCAAATCTTTGCTGGAACCAGTGCGGGAAACGGAAGCGATCTGACTCAGTGGTACACGAGCACGGGCGCAACGCTGACTTCTTGGGTGGACGTTGATGGATTCGCCAACTTCCCCAGGCTGAACCTGCTGGATGCCACCGGCGACAAGCTGACGATCGTCCCGTCTGCGGCGACCACGGCCCATACCCTGACCATGCCGGGCGCCCAGGGAGCCGCCAACACCTTCCTGCTCAACAACGGATCAGGGACTTTGAGTTGGAGCACGCTCGGCGCAGTGGGCGGGGACTTCCTCGACTCGCTGTTCCGCATCGTAGACAACGGAGACCCCACCAAGAAGCTGGCCTTCGAGGTCTCGGCGATCACCGCCGCTACGACTCGAACGGTCACTGTGCCCAACGCCTCGGGGACTCTTCCGCTGCTGGAATCGAATCAGGTCTTCTCGGGGATTCAGACCTTCACGCGAAGCGTGGGCGGGTCTGGAACCGTCGTGATCGATGGCGCGAGCGGTGTCACGGATGGGGTGACCTACACGGACAGCCTCGGCAACATTCTTTTCACGACCGTGGATGCCGCTACTAGCGGGTTCCCCGCAATGGCTGCGGGGTTTGCTTTCTACCCCGACGGCAGCGTCGGAACTGGCAACTACGGCACCTTTGCCTCGGCGGCCCTGACTGCGGTGCGGACTTGGACCTTTCCCAACGTCAGCGGGACGGTGGCATTCTTGACCGCGGCCCAGACCTTCACCCAATCGACGTTGGGCGTCTCGTCTATCCTGATCTCCAGCACAGCATCCTCGGGGGTCTCGTTCACCGACACCACGACCTCGACCAAGAAGCTCCGCATGGTGCTGTCGGGGGCGGTGGGCAACAACTCGATCACCCTGACAAACACCGCTGCTCGAAACTACGGCCTCGGCAATCTCTCGGGATTCATCCCGGTGGTGGGAGATGATCCGCCCGCGGTGGCCTCGGGCGCGCTCGGCAAGGTCGATCTCGCCGGCCAGACCGCAGCGATCGGGTCCACTAACCTCTCCAGCACTCCGCCCGCCGGCCTCTACCGGGTGGAGGTCTATGCCGCCTGTACCACCGTCTCGGGGTCGGGAGCCCCGACGCTGGATGTGAATATCGCCTGGACCGATGTGGTCGGGGCCACCAACCGTAACGTGACGGCCGAGCCCGGGTCCACGGCCTTTCCGCTCTCTCTGGCCGCCACCGGCCGGGCATCGGCCACCCTGCTCTGCCAGGTGGCCTCGGGGGACATCGCTTACACGACCACCATCAATGCTGCGGCCGGGACGCCGCAGTATGCCATCTACATCCGGGTTGTTGCGCTCGGCTGATCGTCGTAGGCTTGCCCGGACCCAAGGAAGGGGGATTCAATGGCCACCGCCACAAACGCTGGAGCGGCAGCCGGAGCGGCCGGGATGGGTGGCTTCTCCCCGATGATGTTGCCGTTTTTGCTTTCGTTCGCTCCCGCATTGCTCAACAAGATTTTCGGTAAGGACCCGGCCAAGGAGTTGCGCCGTCAGATCGCCAAACTGACCGGGGCCGCTAATGTCGGCAAGGTCACCGACCAGTTCTACCAGCAGAATCTGGGTAGCCCGGCCTTCTCTCAGGCCCAGGGCAATATCGCCGCGGGAGCCAATGCCGCTCAGGGTCAGTTGGCGTCCAGCCTCGGGGCTCGCGGGCTCGGCACCTCCGGTACCGGGGCCATCCTCGGAGCCGCGATCCCCTCAATGGTCGGTCAGCAGCAAGCCGGTCTCCGAACCTCCGCCTTCGGCTCGGCTCAGAATCAGGCTCAGCAGGCGATCCGTGCCCAGCTAGAAGGTCTCGTTGGAACTCAGGGTCCAAGCCCCACCCAGCAGTTATTCGCCGGAGGACTCGAAAGTTTCGCCCCCTATCTGGAGCAGTTCATGAGGAATCGATTCCCCACTCAGTTCGGAGCCCAGCAACGATGAGCCTCGGACCTCCCAACGTAGCCGGCGACATTCCCGGGATGATGGGCAATACGCTTCAGGGCATGAATGTCCTGACGATGATGGAAGCATTGCGCCAGCGTCAGCAGGAAGAACTGATGCGGCGCTCGCAGGAGGCCGAGCAAGCAGCGGCGGCGGCTCAACAGAGCTACCAGCAGGCCGCCGCTGCGCCTCCCCCGCAAGCTGGACCGATGGACGCCTTCGCTCCGGTCCTGCTCGGCAACATCGCCTCGGTGATCGCCCAGGACCCGAGCTTCCGTCAGCGGGGGCAGGAGCAACGGAGGGCGAGCCAGGCCGAACTGTTCAAGGCGCGGCAGGACAATCTGACCGCTCTCAGAGACGTCTACTCCCAGAAGGCACAAGAGGCGGAGAGGGCCGGAGACCTGGAGCAGACGGAAAAGTATCGCCGCCAGTTCGAGCTTCTGAGCAAGAACATCGACATGCTTTCCCAGAAGCAGGCCAACGCGATGTCGCTGGAGGGGCTACGTCATCAGAATCGCCTAGCCGAGATCGAAGCCAGAGCGGGGGCCACCGAAAAGAGCCGGGAGGGCGACGAACAAGACATCCTCGATGCCGCTGATTCTGTGGTCTCGGGCGAGACCCAGATCACCGACTATCCGGTCTACCATCGCCCCAAGATCAACGCCGCGATCCGTCAGTCGGGACGCAAGATCATTCCCAAGAAGGCCCGCGACACCATTCAGGCTCTGAACGCTGCGACCAGCGTGATCGACGATCTGGAGCAGTTGTCCCAGAAGATCAACACCGGTAAGGCGGGGGTTGGGCGCTTGGTCACCGGAGCCCAGAAGGCCGCTGGGGCCGCGACCCAGCTTGATCCTGATGCCGCCAACTTCCTGAGCGCCAGAAACGGATTTCTTGCCACCATCTCCCGGGCTACCGGAGAACGTGGCGTCCTAACCGATCAGGACGTGAGTCGTGCCCGCGGGCTTCTCCCCAAGATCACCGACTCCAAGCAGGTGGCTCAGGACAAGATTGCCAGACTCCGGAGATTTATCGCCACCCAGCAAGAGCGGACGGTCTCGACCTATACCACCCCATCGGCTGGCCAGTCCGCGCCATCGGTCGAGAACGGTCCGATCAAGGTCAGGGACAAGAACGGCAAAATCTGGGTGATCGACAAGTCCGAGCTGAAGGAAGCGATCGCTCACGGGTGGACTCGTGCCCAATAGCGATTACCAGCCCAAGACCGCGGTCTCCGAGGAAGAATGGATGCCGTCCTCGGCCAGGATTCCGGTCTCCGAGCACTCCAGGGCGCGACCGCAACGCAAGCCCCCAGAGGGCTCTCTGGAGGCCCAGGGGCTGGCGGGAGCCCGGGCAGTCAGGGAGCAGGCCTTGGGCCGTGCTGGGGCCGTTCTGCCCGGCCTGGGGGGATTCGCCGGGGGCGTTGCTGGCGGCATCCCGGGAGCCACGATCGGCGGTATGATCGGTAAGGCGGCCCAGCTAGGAGTTCCCGGTCTCAAGGCTGCATCTGGCATCAGGCCATCCAAGGCCGAAGCCCAAATCGAGACCTCGGAGGCTCTGCGTCAGATCGCTAGGGCGGGAGTCGAGCAGGGCCTGCTCCAGACCGGCGGCACCGCCGCAGTCAAGGTGCTGGGGGCAACCGGCAAGCTGGCCATGCGCGCCGCGCTCAAGGCCGATCCCCGCGTAGCCCAAACCGCGATCACTGAGGGAATCACCGCCACCAAGGCGGGGCTCCGTAAGCTGGGGCAGAAGATCGCCGAGTCCGGCGCGGTCACGACCAATCTGATCTCTCAGGCCACCCGATCGGGAAAGATCTTCAGCCCGGTCCAGATGGCTCGCGAAATCTTCCAGGAGCTTGGCCCGGTGGCCAGCAACCGGGCAGTCCCGATACCGGCCCAGACCGCGGTTCAGGATCTGACGCGGGCACTCATCAAGGGCAATCCCGGAGACAAGATCACGCCCGATAAGCTTCAAGCCATCAAGCGCACTTCGGACGCAGCGTTGGAGCGCTACTATTCGAAGCTCGCTCCCGGCCGACCCCGGCCCGATCCTTCCAAGCTCCCGATCCAGCTTCAGTGGCATAAGGCGGTTGCGGATAAGGCGCGGACCCTGTTGGAGACCATCCCCGGCGTCGCGACCCAGAATGCCCGCACCTCGTCTCTGCTCGAACTCCAGGGCCGCATGGCGCCAGCCCTCTCAGATCGATTGATGGTGAGGCTGGCTCTACAGGGCGCCCGCCCGGCGGCGGGGGCTCTGGCTGGGGCGATGGTACCTGGCGATCGAGGAAGAAACGCGGCGATCGGAGCGGTGGCAGGAACGGCGGCGACTTCTCCGGCCCTGCTCTCCCAGCTAGCCCTGATGGCCAACAACCCCATGCTGGCCCAGCTACTCCGCAATGCCCCCAACGCTTTGAGCATGTTGGCCACCGAGCCGGAGCCGGCCGCTCCCTAGGCGGGCCGTGAAGGATCACGCTGAGGCCACCAAGGACGGTGGCCCCGCCGAAAGGAATCCATGAGCGCCAGGCTGGAGGATCTCGACCCCGACGTTCGCGCCAAAGCCGAGGCGCTGGTCGAACTCGCCAGGGAGGCGGGCTGCCCGATCAGGGTCACACATACCCTGAGAACCTGGGACGAGCAGGCCCACCTCTACGCCAAGGGCAGGACCCTTCCTGGAACCAAGGTGACCAACGCGCCACCGGGCTATTCCTGGCACAACTTCAAGCGTGCCTTTGATGTTTGTTTCGTAGGTCCGACGCCATACGAGGGGCCGTGGGAAAAGCTCGGGCCACTTGGCGAATCGGTGGGACTGGAATGGGGAGGGCGCTGGAAGAAGTTCACCGACCGGCCTCACTTCCAAGACACGGGTGGCATCTCGCTCGCACAGGCCAGGGCCAGCTACGCCGGAAATCTGGCATGACCGACAGGGGTTCATGTCCCGAGACTCGGGAATCATTAGCTCGGCTGGACGAGCGGATCATCGCGATCAAGGACGAGCTGGAGCGGTTGGAGTCATCGGGAGAACGAGCGCTCAATCTGGCGTCGGCCGAGTTGGCTCGCAGGCTCGACACCCTGAACCACGCTCACGCGCAAGCGATAGAGGTGCAGGCGACCTACTTGACCCGAGAGGTCTTTGATTTGGCGATGAAAGAACTGACGAGCAGAGTCACGTCGCTGGAGGGCGAGGCCCGAGAGTCCAGGGGCCGGCTCTACATTCCGATGGTAGCGATCGCCGCCATCGCCGCTGGATTGTCTGCTGCGGCAGTAAGGTTCTTGGTGCGATGAAACTGCTCTCTTGGATCACCAGCTTTGAGCCCAAGGAACTGACCAAGCTGGCGCTCTTGCTCGGAGCGATCTTCGCCGGCTGTCAGGTCAACCGCCACGAGATTAACGAGGCTACCGCAGAATCCGATTCCAACTTCGTATACATCGACGAAGATTTGGCCACGATGCAGGAGACCATAACCACCCTGACCCAGAGGGTAGCTGCACTCGAAGCCAAGAAGCCGGCGCGACGCGTGGTCAAGCGGCCGGCACCCAAGCCCAGGCCCGGATTGTTCTCCAGGCTGTGGGGTTCCATCCCGCTCATAGGAGGTTGAGATGAAGTGGTTGCTGTGGGTTCTGATCTTCGCGGTCTTGTCGGTGGGGACCGCCTTGGCCGACCGATACCCCGCCAAGCCGGAGTGCTCGCTGTTGAGCCAGCTTGCCCAGGGGTTCGAGGTCACTGGAGGTTTTCGCTGGGACTTCACCGAGGCTTGCCCGGTCCAGCGCTGCCGCAAGTCACACGAACTCGACAACGGTGATTCCAATGACACACCGTTCGCCGGTGCCAACCTGAGACTGCCTTATGGAGAGTACGGCGGTTTCTTCATCAGTGGTGATCGCGACCTGACGGACGCCCCACGCGGCAACCTGCGGGTGGGGATTTACTTCGCTCCGTGGAGGACTCAATGACTCCGGAAGCCATTCAGGCCATCTTCGATGCTAATGCCATCATCATCATGTTCGCGTGGGGCCTGCTCCACAAGTACCTGCCGTTCCTGAAGGCGGTGCCCAACACGCTGATCCCTTGGGTCAACATGGTGGGATACATCCTCGTCCGATTCGCGGTGCCGGATGCCCACGGGGCTGGACTCACGGACTCCATCCCGAGCCTGATCGGAGTGCTGATCGGCGGATTCACCAACGCGATTTGGGCGCGGCAGGCCTACGAAGGATTCGGTCGCGGCCTGCTGGAGCGCTGGCTGAAGATCAAGAAGCCGGCGTAAACACGACGGCCCCCGGCGACGGGCGACCATCACTGGTCCCAGGCCGGGGGCCTTCGCCGTCCGTGGACTACTCCTCATCCATCTTGGGGAAGTCGAGGTCCGGGCTGGATCGGAGGAACCGCGACCTAGCCACCTCGGTGCTCATGGCTTGGGCTACGGTGCGGGCCACCGCCGAGTAAGCCCTAGCAATCTCCAGATCAATCTCCCCGTTGAGAATCCGGGTCGCCACCATGTTGGCTTGACCGGCAAACTCCCGGACGTTCTTCGGCTGTCTGAATCGCTTGATCGAGTCGCTTGATGGCCTTACGAAGGGTTTGGAGTTCCGGGACCCGACAACCAACCCGCTCAAGCCATCTGTGGACCCAGTCGCGTCGCTTGGCGGGGTTGCTTTTTTGGTAGGCGTCGACGGCAAGTCGGTGTTTTTCGCGGACTCCGGTTCGGGCCCGGTAGTCGTGTTGGTAGCAGGTGCCACAGGTGTTGCCTCCGCGCTTGTTCAGGCTCCCGCACCGGGAGCATAGGTGGCCCTTCATTTCAGCATCGCCTCCATCGCTTGGACTAAGGCGGCGGCTTTCAACGCCGCCTTCACCTCGGCGGCCCGTTCGGGATAGGTTCTCAGCCACCACTCGATGAACTCGTCGGGATTGTCATGGCTCCAGCGATGGTGGGCAGCACATCCAGCCAGTGAGTTGGCGGGGAGCCAGCGCGTCGAGAGGTAGCGACGGCTTTTGATGTGCATCCACTGAAGCTGTGGCGTACAGCGCAGCGGCAGCCACCCCAGACTCTCATTCCAGGCCTTTCCCAAGCCGGCTAGCTGGCATTTGTAGCGGTCGCGCTCCATGACCAGCGCCCTTGTCTCCTGGTCTTTCTTGGCTTTCTCGGCTCGCGCCGATCGCTTGCGCTTCCGGGACTTCTTGGCGACTGGACGACGGGATAGCGGGCCGGGCTTCATCGTCTCCGTTTGTCCTTCTCAACCTGTGGCCTCAGGTTGCGATGCGTGAACCCGATATGGGTGGAGATGTCCGCTAGTGCCAGCCCCGGCCACTGCTCGCCCCCGCTGCCCATGATCTGGAAGTCGCACTCCGGGCACTTGTAGCCCAATAGCGTGCCGTCCAGATCGCGGACCGGGATCGGCTTCATTGCCCGACGTCGTCCGGAGATGCCGGCCTGGTCAGGTCCCGCACCGCCTTGGCGTAGATGTTGGAGTAGCCGGAGATGTTAGGCACCTCGTCCAACACGCGGAGCACGAAGAAGTAGGTCTTGCCCTCCGGGAAGCCGGCCGCTGGCGCGATGGTCGTCGTCTGGAGCGTTCCAGAAGGAGCGGGCACGGGAAGTCCAGTGGCTCGGTTGCTGGTGGCCCACCAGGCATCGATGGTCTGTGGCGTCGGGGCATAGTTGTTCCAGCGCAACTGGTAGCTGGTCGCCGTGCCGGTCAGGCTATCATCTCCGGTCGCCGTCCAGCGCAGGGTGATGCTCGGAATCTGGGCATCAGCCTGGGTATATATACCTAGGCTGATGAGTAGGGCGACGAGCGTGTATTTCATGGTTCCTCCTTCTCCCAGGCGGTCGAGCCATCATCGTTTCAGTTTCCGAGGCTGGAAAGCCTGGAGAGTCCAGGCCAGCATCCGACCGGCTACACCCTCGAACAGCCTGCGTGGCGGGTCGAACTGGGCGCAGAGACCCCCGAACATACGGGCCATTAGGTCTAAGGCCCTGGCCGTGTAGACAGGCTCAACTGTGGGCAGCCTCATGACTTTGTCCCGGCGTAGGCGCTGATAGCCTCCAACAGGCGATTGCGAGTGATGAAGCTGCCTGGGTGTTCGTCGTCGCCCGCCTCGGCCACGATCATGTACTCGTGTTCTTTTAGTCGCAGCCTGACTAGCCCCCAAGAATCCAGTCCGGGCTCTAGGTCGGAACCAGAGATATACCGGGGCTCGGTCACGACTTCACCTTCGGGGGTCGGCCCCGACGTTTCTTGAGCGGCGGGCCGCTTTCACCTGAACTAGCACCGGCCGCTTGACCGTCCTGCCGCGCGGCAGAATCGATTGCCTGACCGGCCCGCTGAGAACTCACCCGCCGCTTCCTCTTGGGCAGCCTCCCTGCGATCTCTGCCTCCTGCTCCCGTATGGACCTCAAGATGGCCCTCAGGACGCAGTAGATGACCCGAGCCTGCTCCGAAGCCGTCAGCTTGACCTCTCGGCCCTGATAGGTCGCCATGCCATCCAGGACGATCAGTGACGCTTCGGCGTCTACCGGCGCGCGCTTTTCGGCAACCGGAAGGGTTTCACGTGCAACATGTTGGCTAACTCGTGTAATCAAAGGACTTGGGGCCAGAGTCGGCTCGTCCCTGAGGTCGTCCGGATCGTCTTCGTACACCGGCTCGATCGGATCTCCGTACATCTCCTTGGCTGACGGGATGGGTCCGGGGGCCGGCGGATCGTGGGGGCCGAAGCCGGCGATGACGTTGCCCGGCTGGATGACCTTGCCCTGAAGTGCAGCGATGGCGTCCAAGTCCTTTTGCAGACTCAAGTTCCCTCCTTCGTGGCTAGAGGCATACCACGTTCTGATCGGCAAGGCACGAGATGTCGGTACGGCACGGGCCGTAGGAATAGAAGTTGGCCGTACCGGGTCGCTCCTGATCACAGTGGGTCAGCAACAGCTTGAAGGCGCCGCCGGAATCCGCGGCGACTCGCTTTCGTAGGTCGTTGTCCAGCGGCGCGAACCGCAACGGTCCCTGCCAGTGGTTCTCGTGGTTGGTGTTGTCGTGATGGCGACGACCGGCGCCCTCGCCCGACAGCACTCCGGCACC